CGTCGGCGACAGCTGGTCGGCTTTTTATGAGGGCTGCATTGAGTGGCTGTCCATTCAGCTGAGCGACGTGATGAGCCGGATGACCTTCACGGACCGGGAGCGGACCGCCGGAAACGGCATCTTCCTGACGGCCAACCGCCTGCAGTACATGTCCAACCATGACAAGCTGGAGGTCAGCGCCCAGATGGCGGACCGCGGCCTGATGACTGTGAACGAGATCCGCGCCATCTGGAACCTGGCGCCGCTGCCGCCTGAGCTGGGCGACCGGATGCCGATCCGCGGCGAGTACTACGACGCGGCGAACCCGCCCGCGGCGAAGGGCCCCGAACCTGGCGCCGGCAACGACAGCAACGACAACAACAACGAGGAGGTGCAGGACAATGGGCAACCTGATCCTGCCTGACTGGCTCGAGCGCCAGTTCAACCAGGGCCGCGAGTTCCGGCGGATGGCCACACCCCTGCAGGTGCGCGCCAATGATGACCAGGAGAACAAGGACGGCTGGGACGTGGAGGGCTACGCCACCACATTCGACCAGTGGTACACCCTGGCGGCCTGGGATGACTACGAGGTGCAGGAGTGCGTGGACCGCAAGGCCTTCGACAGCTGCGATATGTCCGACTTCATCATGCAGTACGACCACCACGGCCGCGTCTTCGCGCGCAATCGGAACAAGACGCTGACCGCGGAGCCGGACGATCACGGCCTGCGCACGCTGGCCAAGCTCCGGGGCACGACCCTGGGGCGGGAGATCCTGGAGGAGGTCCAGGGCGGCTACTCCGACCGGATGTCCTTCGCCTTCGTGGTGAAGAAGGACAAGCGGGAGGTGGTGGAGGACCACGAAACCGGCAAGGTGCTGGTGAAGCGGACCATCCTGGAGATCTCCAAACTCTACGACGTTTCGATCGTGTCGATCCCTGCGAACGACGCGACGGAAATCTCTGCCCGGGGCCTGGCTGACGGATCGATCAGCTGGGCGGCGCAGGAGTTGCGCGCCTATGAGGACCGGCGGAGGGCATACCTGTGGCTGCAGCTTCAGCTGCGCCTGAAAGGAGCAACAGAATGAACACCTACACCAAGGAACAGGTCCTCGCCATGGACGCCGACCAGCTCGACGCCGTGATGGAAGAGGTCCGCGGCGTCACCCAGGACGCCGACACCGCAACCCTGCAGATGGCCGCTGACTGCACCGGCTGGGTCTCCGAGCGCCGGGAGGCGCTGAAGGCCGAGCACCAGAAGCGGCTCGAGCTCCGCGCCAAGATCGCCAGCGGCGAAGAGGGCAAGGAGATCGGCCCGACTGTCCATTTCGAGGAGGAAAGAAAAATGACCTACGCCATCGACTCCCAGGAGTACCGCAACGCCTGGCTGGCTGACAAGCAGGGCAAGCCCGTGACCGCTGAGGAGCGCACCGCTCTGGCCAACGGCAACTATGCCGTCCCGACCGAGACCGTCAACAAGATCTACGGCAAGCTGGAGCTCTACCCCATCGTCAACGCCGTGACCCTGATGCACATCCCGAGCTTCGTGGAGATCCCCGTGGAGGGCACCGTGAACGCCGCCGCCGTGGTGGCCATGGGCACCGCCGCGACCGATTCCGCCGACGCCCTGGCCCATGTGAGCCTGGGCGCCTACAAGCTCATCAAGACCGTGGAGATCACCGCCGACGTGGCCGCCATGGCTGTGCCTGCCTTCGAGGACTGGCTGGTTGACCGCCTGGCCAACAAGCTCTTCCGGCTGATCGCCGCGGAGATCGCTGCCGGCACCGGCACCAACGAGCCCACCGGCCTGGCCACCATCACCGCCACCGGCACCTACACCAAGGCCGCCATGACCTACACCGACCTGATGACCATCATCGCCGCGCTGCCCACCGAGTACAACCCGGGCGCCAGCTTCGTGATGAGCCGCGCCACCTTCTTCGGCAACGTGCTGAACATCCAGACCAGCCAGAAGCAGCCCGTGGTGGTTGCCGATCCTCAGGCCCCGGCCAAGTTCAACATCCTCGGCTATCCTGTCATCCTGGAGGATGGCGTGGGCACCGACGTGGTGTTCGGCGACCTGAAGGAGGGCTACGTCTTCAACCTGGCCAAGGACGTGGCGGTTGACCGCGACGAGTCCGTCGGCTTCCGTGCCGGCAGCGTCGTCTTCCGTGGCATGGCCCTCGGCGATGGCAAGCCCACCGGCGTCGGCATCGTCCGCTTCACCAAGGCGGCTAACTGATCGACTGACCCTGAACCGGGGCGGGAGGACATCCTCCCGCCCTTTCCATTGAGGTGAGAGTATGCTGGAAAAAGCGAAGAAGGCGCTGCGGCTCACCACCGACGCCTATGATGACGAGCTGACCGACCTGATCAGTGCCGCGCAGCTTGATCTCGAGATTGCCGGGGTTGTGCTGCCGGAGGAGCTGGACGCGCTTTGCCAGCGTGCCATCCTGACCTATGTCAGGATGAACTTCGGCAAGCCTGCCGCGGACGAGTACGACCGGCTGAAAGCGGCTTACGATGAGCAGAAGGCTCAGCTGAAGACCGCCACCGGCTATACCGACTGGGGGGAGACCGAATGATCAGAGCCTCCACCGTGACCCTGCTCGCAGGTGTTCCGGAGCCCCGGGGCGTGTTTCAGACGCCGGCAGAGACCGGGCGCGAGGTGTACTGCGACGTGCAGAGCGTCGGCATGCGCGAGGTCTATGAGGCGATGACCCACGGGCACCGACCTGAGTGGACGCTGGTGCTCAGCGATTACGCAGAGTACCAGGGGGAGCGGGTGTGCATCTTTGAGGGCACCCGCTACCGCATCCTCCGCACCTATGTGCGGGCAGACTTCGCCATTGAGCTGACCCTGGAGAGGGAGGAGGGGGCGGCATGAGCGCACACATGACGACCTTCTCCGAGCTCCTGGAGGCGCTCAACGCCACCGGCATCCCCTTTGTGGCCTTCGCATGGGCGGCACCTCCCGGCGACATTTCCGACGCCTGGGGGGTGCTGTCCATCGATGGCGGCCAGAGCCTGGCCGGGGATGACTCCCACGCGGAGGAAGTGCTGGAGGGCACCATCGACCTGTTTACCCGGCAGCTGGCGGCGGATGATATGCAGGCCGTCGCGGGCTGCCTGAAGGGGCTGGACATCTGCTACAGCCTGAACTCTGTTCAGTACGAGCAGGACACCAGGCTGATCCACTACGAGTGGGTGTGGCAGAGTGCCGCCCCGGCAAAGTTCGAATAACAAGGAGAGTGAGACTATGGCGGCTGTGGGTATGAAATACCTGACCTTCGCGCCGATCACCGCGGAGACCGCACAGAGCGCGATCACCTACGGCACCGGCATTGTGGCCGAGCACGCGATCAGCGGCAGCGTGACCTACAACTACGACGAGCAGAGCCTCTACGGCGACGACAAGCTGGCCGAGTACTACAAGGGCCTGACCGGCTACGACATCGAGATCGGCCTGACCGAGCTGGACGACGCGCTGGTGGTGCTCCTGGGCATCGAGCGCGCGGCGACGGCCACCAACGTCACGACCTACCACATGGTGGCCGACAACCAGGCCGCCGTGGGCGTGGGCTTCATGCAGACGCTGATCGTCAACGGCACAAAGTCCTACGTGGGCTACTGGTTCCACAAGGTGAGCTTCTCCATCAACAGCGAGAACGCCCAGACCAAGGGCGAGACTGTTGAGTGGCAGACGCCCACCCTGAACGGCAAGGGCTGGGGCGTGGAGCTGGACGCCAGCAACGGCGTGCAGTACCGTGAGCGGCAGGCGTTCGCCACCGAGGCCGCGGCGCTGGCCTGGCTGAAGGGCAAGGCGGGCGTGACACCTTGACGACCAACGGGGAGGGTGGCGACGCCCTCCCCGACTTTTGCACAAGGGGGAGAAACTTGTGAGCGAACTGGAACAGCGGCCGGAGATTGAGCTCTTCGGCGAAAAGCGCCGGATGCTGATGACCATGGGCGTGCTGGCCGACCTGGAAGAGGGCGGCTATGCCGACGTGCGCGGCCTCCTGGACGAGATCACGGCGGGCGGAAAGACCGCGCCGCTGCTTTACCTGGCCTGGGTGCTCCTGCGGGAAGGCGCGGAGCCCGGGCAGAAAGAGATCAGCATCGATGACCTGCGGCGGCTTCCGCCTGTGATGCGCGTGCCGCTGGTGCTGGCCTGCGTGGCTGCCATGCGGGAGGGCTTCAGGATGGAGAGCGGCAACGAAGGCACCCGGGACCCGGTGCTGGAGGAGATCGAAAAAAAAGACGAGCCGGACGCCTGACCTACCGGAAGGCGGTGGCGTATGGGCTGATCGCCGGCTTGCAGTTTAACCAGATCCAAGGGATGCGCCCCGGGATGGTGCTGGACCTGTACGTCTACCGGCAGCGGTATGATGACGAACAGCACCAGCTGCGGCGCGGGAATGACATTTTGACCAACTGAGGAGGCGGGAGCGTGGCCAAGGGTTTTGCTGTAGGGCTGGACGAAGAGGTCGCGCGCCTGAATGCCATCGGTGAGGCTGGGTATGCAGCAATCACGGCGGCACTGTATGACGGCGCCGGGGTGATCGCTAGCGCCATCACCGAGGCAGCCAAGGGCCTCCCGGTAGACACTGACCCGGGGCACCCGTTCAACGCGCCGCTGGCCGCTATTTCGCCAGAGGATGCCGCCGACCTTGCCGCCGGAGTGGGCATTGCCCGCTTTGATGACACCGAGGATGGACGCGGCACGTCTGTCAGCATTGAGGGCTATACGCGGCGAACAGAGAAGGGATTCCCCAACGGCGTGCCTCTGCCGATGATCGCCAGGTCATTGGAGAGCGGCAGCAGTGTCCGCCAGAAGCATCCGTTCATCCGGCGCGCCGTGAACGGTGCAAAAGCCGCCTGTGAGGCCGCTATGGTGGCCGCGGGTGAGCGCGTGATCCAAGAGGCCGCCGGGGAGGAGTGAACGGCGTGGCAACAATCAAGACACAACTGGAAGCCTCCGGCGTAAGTCAGTTTCGGCAGCAGATGCAGCAGGCGTCCGGTGCCGTGAAGGCCATGGGCGCGGAGCTGAAGGTCGCGGAAGCTGCCTACAAGCAGACCGGCGACCAGGCCGCCTACCTGGCGGAAAAGTCCGACATCCTGAAGCAGCAGCTGGAGGAGCAGAAGAAGGCCGTCAGCGCGGCGG